AATGAAGCCCTCCGTTTTCTCGCGAATGAACCCGGGGAACTCAGCGGAGTTCAACGATTTCACAAGCGATGCAAAGTAGGTGGGATTAAGAACCACCGCACGGCCCTGCTGAGGAGCACCAGCAAGGTTGAGTTGTGCGCGAAGGTCGGCCAGATCGTTACGGTCAAAGTTGCCAGCATTGATGCCAACAGAGTTGAAATTGCTGGACGTCACCAGATTCCACAGATCGCCAAACACTTTAGCGCCGGTGGCCTGCAATGCGGGCTCGACGAAAAGCTGGTTGAGGTCGATGGCGGACTTGGAGCGCTCGAGGTCGTTAAATCCAAAGGGGAACCCTTGGAAACTCGTGAGCGTAATGGTCTTTGCCACAGTCTCAACTCCTTGAGGTCCATACCCATTAGAGAGGTCAACCGCAGTGGGTTTAACAGGGTAACGAGTCGTTACAGAAGCGCCAGAAGCAGAAATGTCAGAAGAGAAATTTGTGCTGATAGACGCCAATGGAGCGAAGATATTTTGCAGCGCAGGGAGCGACTCCATTGCGACCGCGTTGAGGTTTACACCGCTTATAGTGTTGGACATAAATAGGTTCTTTCTTTAGAGGTTGGTTATTTGTTTAGAGTTGCTTTGTGCTTTTGGTAAAAAGCAGGACGGTCTTGAAGCGAAAGGCTATGAAACTCAGCCCAAAGTTCCGTCGCGGATTTGCAAACGGTTGCTTGGTCAGACTGGATCGCCACTGGGTCAACGCCGAGAGATGCCACAATAACGTTGGCCTTTGTGGCTGCGTCAGCGTGTTCTCCTTCAAGAGCATCCAGTTTTTGTGCGAGTGCCATGCGTTCTGCGTCGGACCTTGTGATGGCCTCGCAAAGCTCAGAGACTTTTGCCTTTTGTGCAGAGAGTGCCTCCACGACGAGTGCGTGTTCAGCGGTTAGTGATTCCAGAGCTGCCACGTCTGCGCGGGCGGCCTGTAGCGCTGTGAGCGCGTCGTGTAGGTTGGATGGTAGATCCATACCAATGCGCCGCTTGTAAAGCAAAACGCCCAGCAGCGTTAGCTACTGGGCGTCAAGCACGATGAAACAACAGACTAGCGCAGCATACTCACCAGTTTGTCGTATGCAATCTTTTCCGTTGCTATTTTATCAATTAATTTGTAGCCGATAGCGCGAGGTGCAACGTAAGCGGCTCCGGTCATAGCCTCATCGGGCACTGCTCGGTTGCGCGTTACGTTAGCCTTAAAAAGCTCAAAGCTGTCCTGGACAAGCTGCTGGAGACTGGCACGCTGCGCCGGCGTCAGCGATGGTCCCATGCCTGCGCCTTTTAGGATGCCCTCGGCGTTTGTGACTGGGTCCCACTTCATCCCTTCAGCGGTCCACATTGCGGCTTCGTCGATCCAAGGAATGATTGTAGAAATAGAGCCCCAAACAGATCCGACAGAGCCATAAATGAGTGAGCATGACGACGCTAAGTTGTAGGCGGCACTGCAGCACTGGGAATCAGAGTACGCCATCACCGGCACCATCTTTGCTAGGTCTTGGAGGATGTCTGCACACTCGGCGTTTCCTTCACAGGATCCACCGGGGGAATCAAACTCAATCATTACGCCGCGGCATCCGGCTTCAATGGCAGATTCAACGTCTTCCTCGAGCCACTCATAAGAGTAGGCGCCGCAGCACGCCTCAAGAGGTGTTGCGTACCGCACCAAAGTCCCGCAGACGTCGATGTGTGCTATGCCTTGGCCGTCGATCTCCATCTCCTCCCGGCTGGAGCTCATCTCCATCATGTCTTCCATGCTGCCATGGCCGTTGAGCCGGTTTTCCACCAGTCGCTTTACGGCGTCGTAGCCTCCCGGCGTGATGTTCCAAGGCTTCGCGTAGACGGCTTCAAGGATGCGTTTAAACTTCATTTTGAGTGGTAAGTGGAGGATTGCCGTTTGGAGTCAGAATCCCAAAAACGTCGCGAGTGAGTCCCGAGCGCTGCACGCGCTTCTGGATCTCGATCTCTTCGTTTTCTACTTCGTCCAGGTGTTCCTCAAGTGTTTTGGATCCGCTTGCCAAGATATCGGTCATGCTGCGCATCCCTGCCCGGTAGGCTTCAATAGCGTCGCGGTTGGCGTAGCCGCTGTCTGCTGTCAACCTTGGCGTCTCGGTGAAACGGAACTGATAAGCGCCTCCCTTGGATGCGTCTGGGCCGGGATACGGACGAAGCATTCCAAGCTCAATGAATTTTGCGATGGCAAATGCGCACCTGCGTTTGCAAAACCCTGACAGGTAAGCGTGCCGTTCCGAAGTCACGCGGTTAACCTGCTCCAGGATGATGCGTGCGCTGGCGCCTCCCAGTTTGGACATGTCCCACCCAAACTCTGGAGGCCATTGCGCTGCCAAAAGTGCGTTGCGAATCAAGCGCTCCTGCAGGCGATCCTGCGCCTCGGTCGGAATGGATGCCTCAAGCTGCGTGATATTCTCACCTGCCCCTGCCTGCATGTATTCAATGCGGCCTCCCTGCATCGGGGTAATCCGCAGCCCAGGTGGGCAGTTCTGGGGAACTGTATCGGAAAGCGCTGACAGAGCGTCGTTAGGCTGTGCCATACCTTCCTGGTTTGTAACTAGCAAGCCGATTTTGGCCGCCATCCGTGACGCTGCTTGGATGTCGTCACCCAAGTCTTTGAATGCCAATAGATCCCGGATTGCCGGCGCAAATGCTGAGATACCTCGGATCTGGTCCACCTCCCGCGGATCCATCGTCAACATCGCAGACTGAGCTGGAATGTCGCGGTCCTCGGATCCGTCGTCCGCGGCGCCAAGCACTCGGTAAGCCACTGCGCGGTTGGCGCCGTTAAGGATTACCCCATTGTAAATCTTGGTTCCCTTATATTTTCCTTCGCGGACCAATTCGGTTTCTTCGCGGCTTCCAATTTGGTGCCAGGGCACTTGTTGCAACTGTGGGTAGCCAGTTGATGCCGTCGTCAGCACTGTCAGCATGTCGCCTTCCCGGTCAATCGCTGTGCTCTCAAGCCGTAGCCCTTCCCACCAGTTCTTGCCGTCAATGTAGCAAATCTGAAACCAATCCAACAAAATGGCTTCCGCCTCTTTGCCCCATGCCCTGGCGGCCTCGTTTCCTTTGCCGCCCATAAAAACCGGACGCATGGCGGATCCCACAGAGAGCATTGACTTCTGGTCAATCGCTGCGTTTACCACGCCTGTGTTCCAGTAAAGTTTGCGCGCTGCGCTGTTGAGTGTTCGCCACTCAGAGACGTTAAGCTCTTTTGAGATGCTTAAAGTGTGATTTTGCCAAAATGGTTGCGCATAAACGCCGCCTTCTATCAAACGTTGGCGGCGGTATCCGTCGTAAGTCCCTTGAACTTTTGGCGTTCTATCGGAACTAAAAAGCAGCTTAACTCTATCGAGCAAATTCATAGGAAAAATGCCTGAGTGGCGCGTTGTGGCGTGTTAATGCCTGCGCGTTTGTAGTCAATGGCAGTCTGCGCCAGCATCACGACGTCTATGGGAGTTAGCGTGCCGCCAACTACAAATTGAAACGCGGCGCCATCAATGCTGCTGGACACTAGATTGGACCGGCCCGAAAGCGTCATGTCAAATTTTGAATCTCGGATCATTTCAAGCTCTGCAATATCCCGCGTAAGGAACACGCGGAGCAATGTCTTGAAATTAGGGACCATACTAGAGTGCCCCGTGTAAAGAAAACGCCACCACAGGCAAAAGGTGCGCGTGGTGGCGTAGTCAACCCCGTGACGAGTTGCATTGACACTATGCCGACGCTGGTGCCTCGTCAACAGTTTCCTGCGGCGCCTCCTGGATCATGTCCGGGAGGATGCCTAGGATTTGCGCGGTGAGCACCTGCATTGCTTCGCAATCCCAAAGGTGGTTAGGCCTGCCGGTCTGCGTCCAGCGTAGGCGGGTGCGCTTTGTGCGCTTGTCTACTGTGGCCCTCTTGCGTTCTGAGTTCATATGCCGCACGTATTCGGGCGCCGCGTCTTGCGGAAACTCCCACACTGGTGAGCCCGTGTTTCGCAAATTTGCCAAAATGTCTTTGATGGGATCGCTGGCCCAATAAAAGAAAAGCACCTGTGCGCGTTTGCCCTGGGGGAATTGTGGCGTTGGCGCGGTGCGCCCGGTAGGTGCGACTACTTGATCGGGCGCTGAGTAATAGCGCTTCACGGCTTTTCCATCTGGCCCACGGACTGTAAAATGGTCTTCCGCTCGTCCAATCAACGCTGTCCATCCGTATTTTGCGCAGCGGTCGTAAACGGCCCCGTGAAAACTGTTGCCGGCGTCCATCATTGTACGTTTGTCAGGCACCTTTAACCGAGTCTGAATCTCTCGCAGTTGATCCAGTGTTAATACCTTGCCCGCCCAGAGCAAGCGGCTATGCCCATTTTTAAGCCAGACTCGGACCACCACCCAATAGTGATCCTGCTGGACGTCGATTGCCATAACTCTGGCGGCCTCGTCTGGCATTGGCCTGCCATCCTGCCATTCATTGACGAAATACTGTGCCGCCTCAAGCTCAAGCGCTGGCATCTCGGCCTCCAGTTGCCAAGGCTGCGCCAACCTCTGCATCCGAAAATCTTTGATGCCCTGCATCACTCCCAGATGTTTGGCGTCATTAGCCTGGCACCATTGGATAACGAGATCACTCCAGCGGATCCAGTAGACACTCTGAGCGCTGACTCTCCGGGACCGATAGCCTGACACATGATCGTTCCCCTCCGAAATCCATTCGCTACGCTGCGTCAGTGCTCGCCGAGCTGCCATCGTGTCTGGTGTCTGGTGCTGGCAGTGTGGGCACTCATGCCGAACACTTTTGACGAGTTCGCCCCAGTTCCATTCCCCCCGCTCGTTTTTGGCTTCCTCGTATTTGATATTTACCCACTCAGGCTTCACCCACTGCTCGCATGCTGGACACTTGTGACACCAGACAAATTCTTCACCGGCGCGCCACTCCTCTGTCAGTTGATGCGGTTCCTCGTAACTTTGCGAGGTCAGTAATGCGTATCCATTCCAGCGGTCGTGGAGTCGCTTTTTGAACTGAGTAATGAGATCCGAGTATTGCCAGCATTCATCGAGGAACAGCGTCTGGACTGACTTTTCCTGAGCGTTTGAACTGTTAGCGCCCCCGAGCATGAGTGCCATGTGGGCAAAATAGATCCCGTCCTTCTTTACGTGGTGCCTGTTGGTGGGCATCAGTTCCCGCAATGGTTCGCAAGCGTTAAGCACCGGCATCAGCCTGGTCGCCATCCACTCCGCGGAGGTTGCGTCAGTCTGTGTAATACTAAGCATCGGCCCAGGTTGTTGAGCCACTGCCCAGCAGGTCAGCGCTTCCAGCGCTGTTGATTTGCCGGCGCCAGTGCACGCCTGGACAAATGTTTGCCGGCATGTTGGATCCGCAAAATCGTGGATCACTGCGTTCCACCAGGGTGCTGTGTGGCGGTCAAAGTGCGTAGATCGGCTCGAATGTGGAAAACGTACGTGTTGCTCTAACCAGTCAAGAGCGTCTCCAGCGTATGCCAGTCGAATCCCAGCCCGAGCTCCATCTGTCAAAGGGTTCATAAGGCGCCAAATCCCTTTTTTGCATTGGCCTTTAGAAGCTCAATCCGACTCCGTAGCTTTGGTTGGATCTCTGCTTCTGTCAATCCTGCCAGTTGCCCCGGCAGATCTCCCACCAGTGCATCCAACTCTGAACACCAGATGCTGACAATGCGCACCGCTGTTTCTCGCATCTCGGAGATTAAGACTAGTTCTCCGCGTTCCTTCTGAATTTTAAGGTCTAATCGCTCGACTTCCTTCTGAAGCTTTTGCCGCTTCATCTCTGCCATGTCTCCAACAGGCTGAGCGCGTTTAATGTCTTTGAACTTTTCGATTCCTTCCCAGGTCCATGGCAATCCCATGGTAATCATTTGCTTTTTCCACTGAAATGTTGCTCCGTCGGTGACGCCATACTTAGCGGCAACCTCTTCCAGTGTTATCTGTTTTTTACTAGGCAATTTTTGCCGACCCATGGTATTTATTTCCTATCTATAGGGAACTTTTTGCCGATTTCACAAAAAAACAGAAGGGGTGCCCTTCATGAC